GAAGAAGAGATGAGCGAAGAGGTAGTCTTTGAACCGGATGATGAGCTTCTGGATGCAGTGTCTGACGCCAAGATTATTGATTTTAGCAAGAAGGTGCATTGATGAACGCTCGCAGTACAAAAATGACCTATGAAGACCATCTACGGGATTACCCTAGTGATGAAGATCCAATGCCCATCATGGATGTGGTCCATAAGCCTCTACATTATAATCAGTCTGGAATTGAATGCATAGACGCTATGAAGGCTATGGCAGACGGCGGTACTGAGCCACCTAAAATCATTCCAACTCAGCATCAGTCATATTGCTGGCAGAACTCCTTTAAATACCTATGGCGGTGGCCTTATAAAAATGGGGCCGAAGACCTCAAGAAAGCCCGTTGGTACTTAGACCGGCTGATTGAGGAGCTTGAAGAATGATCACTCAGGAAGATATCGACGCGGTGGCTGAACTAGCAGAGCCACTACCACAGGCTGGCCTACACGACATGCCAGAGGATTGGGATAAACACAGACATCTCTCGCCTTTGGAAATGGTCTCTGACTTCGCATCCAGAATGGAGCAGCCACTAGGCGAGAAGTGGAAGTTCAGCAAGAAGCTGGAAGATTTTCGCTGGGATATGATTCAGGAAGAATACGGGGAAGCTTTTGATGAAAGCTGCAACGGCAATAGCCCTGAAAACATGCTCAAGGAATTAGCTGACTTAGTCTACGTGATCTACGGATATGCAGCCACATACGGCTGGAACTTAGACAAGGCAGTTCGCCGTGTACACCGCTCCAATATGAGCAAGCTGGGCTTAGACGGCAAGCCGCTTAAAGGGCCAGACGGCAAAGTGCAGAAGGGTCCAAATTATAAACAACCAACACTAACGGATCTTGTGGAGACCAATAATGAGTAACCTATTACCAACCGATTACCAAACCTTCATTGCAACCAGCCGCTATGCGAGGTGGCTCGAAGAAGAAGGCCGAAGAGAGACATGGGGAGAGACAGTATCTCGCTACATGGATAACATCGTAAAGCCTGTAGCTGGTGATGATACCTACATAAATAATATAGAACAGGCCATCCTTAGCTTAGAAGTGATGCCTAGTATGCGGTCAATGATGACTGCAGGGAAAGCGGCTGCGCGAGATAATACGTGTATGTATAATTGCAGCTATCTAGCCGTAGATGACCCGAAGGCCTTCGATGAGGCTATGCAAATTCTCCTTTGTGGCACTGGTGTCGGGTTCTCTGTCGAGAGGCAATACATCAACAGTCTCCCAGAAATTCCGCAACTCTTCTACAGTGACACTATTGTTATGGTCAGGGATAGTAAGGAAGGATGGGCTAAGGCTTTCAGACAAGTTCTTGCTCTCCTATGGGCTGGTGAAATTCCAAAATGGAATGTGGAAAAGGTTAGACCGGCTGGTGCGCGACTAAAGACATTCGGGGGTAGGGCGTCTGGCCCAGCGCCGTTGGTTGATCTGTTTAACTTTGCAGTCACTACGTTTAAGAATGCTCAAGGACGTAAGTTGTCTTCCATCGAATGCCATGACCTGATGTGCAAAGTAGGAGAGGTAGTAGTCGTTGGCGGTGTACGCCGCTCCGCAATGATTTCCCTGAGTAACCTGTCTGATGATCGTATGCGACATGCTAAGAGTGGTAAGTGGTGGGATGAGCCGCAAAATAATATTTACAGATTTGGTTATCGTGCTTTAGCAAACAACTCTGTGGCATACTCTGAGAAGCCTGACAGCCTAGCATTCATGCGCGAGTGGACTGCCTTGGTAGAGAGCGGGTCAGGAGAGAGAGGTATATTTAATCGTCAAGCAAGTAAGACGCAAGCTGCTAAAAATGATAGACGGGATAGTACATATGATTTTGGCACTAATCCTTGCAGCGAGATTATCCTTAGACCATCACAATTTTGCAACCTCAGTGAAGTAGTTGTACGGGCAACCGACACTATAGAAGACTTGGAGAGAAAGGTTCGTATAGCTACGATTTTAGGAACCATACAGGCCACCTACACTAAGTTCCCGTACCTTCGGAAAGTCTGGGAGAAGAATACAGCCGAAGAACGTCTGCTTGGCGTCAGTCTTACCGGAATAATGGACAACCCTCTAATGACTACAGCCAACAATGGATTGGCTAAGACTTTAGAGCATCTAAAGCAGGTTGCAGTGGATACGAATAAGGAGTGGGCTGATAGGCTTGGCATAGAGCAGTCGGCTGCTATTACGTGCGTGAAACCATCGGGTACAGTTTCTCAGCTAGTAGATAGTGCTAGTGGAATACACGCACGGCACTCTCCATATTACATCCGTACAGTAAGAGGTGATAATAAAGACCCTCTAACTCAGTTTATGATAGACCAAGGCATTCCCAATGAGCCAGAGTCTCAAAAACCTGATCAAACGACTGTATTTAGTTTCCCAATGAAATCTCCTGCTGGAGCGGTGTGTACCGCTGATGTGACCGCTCTTGAGCAGCTTAAAATGTGGCTGATGTACCAGAGGCACTGGTGCGAACATAAGCCAAGCGTGACTATCAATGTGAAGGCAGATGAGTGGTTTGAGGTCGGCGCATTTGTTTATGATAATTTTGATGAGATGTCTGGCGTATCGTTCTTGCCATTTAATGAGCATGTATATGTCCAAGCTGTTTATCAGGATTGTAAGGCTTCAGATTATCAAAATCTTTTGGAAAAAATGCCTGATCGAATTGACTGGTCAAAATTTCAAGACTACGAAAAAGAGGACAACACCGTGTCTATGCAGACGATGGCTTGTACTGGAGACAGTTGCGAACTCGTTGATATTTCAGCATAAATCACAATAAAAAAGCCCTCAGATCGCTTGACCTGAGAGCGCATTTACACTAAAATGTATCTTGAATGAGGTTGAGATTGGTCCACCTTGTTCGTTGGTTGAGACCCCTGCTTTGGTTGGCGGGGGTCTCTTTTATTCTATACCTAGATCCATCATCTGTTCGTCTATGCTGATAGTGGGAACACTTTCATCTTCTGTATTACCTGTGACTGCAGAAGGATACGCAAGAGACATGGTTTCTAAGTTGTCGCCTACTTTTCTACCCGCTATTTTAACAGCACCGCTCACACCAAGCTGCCTTGCCATACGGCTGTATTCTTTGATCGTTTCAATCACTGTTTTCTGCACTTCGGGGCGGCCTTTAATTCCCGCCACAATTAATTCAGGCACTTTAAATAGCTTTTCCATTTGGCTTTTCTGGTTCGCTATTGGAAGCTGGTCGATATACTTCTTAAAGAATGCGGAGCCAATGGCTGCAGCTTGTAGACTGGCATCACCCCTACCAAATAATACACCTACGTTAGCACCAATTAATCTAGCTAAATTCTTTTGAAGATCTGGTGTACCTGACATTACCTGATTAAATGTCTTAGGGTCTGTCATTCTCTTTTCTAGTTGTAGGCCTTGAAAGATCATTTCTCCTATAGCATTTTTTTCGTCAGCACTCAAAATCCCAGTGTCTACCATCACATCTAGAATAGTAGGGTCTCCAGATCGTCTACTCATAGGCTGTAACATACGTTTAGCTACCGTGGTGAAGTCTGGTGGATCACCCGCCCCTGCAAATATCTCATCGATTGTTGCATTTCTAAAATCAATCTTAGCTTCAGGAGAAATAGAACCAGCTTCGACAGCTTCCCTAGCCAGCCTAGAGTAACCCTCTACTGGGGTGTCTGTTGCTAATGTTTTCCCTATAGCGTCTGATAGTCTTTCGGTGTTTCTTACAAAGCCTAATTCATCAATTAGCCTCGCTGCGGTTCGATTTGCATCATGCAGTGTAAGCAGATCTCCTTTAAAGTTATCGAACTGATTAATAAGATTTTGGTTTTGATTGATAAATGTGTCTAAGGCTTTGAGGTCTAAAACGCCTGTAGTAACATCTTCAAACTCCATAATCTTAGATCGTAAGAAGTCTTCTTGAGCTTTGCTTATAGTTAATCCCAGCAATACAGGTTCGTCGGCTAGGGCGGGTGGCAAGTAGTCAGGAGTAGCCCCAGTCCTAGAGAAGTCTACTGTAGG